CTGCAAATATTTCACTGGCATAACGACTGTCGACCTGCATGCCAAGATCCATCAAATCATCAAATGTTTCAGTAGCTTTGGTTGCCAGTTGATCCATTTCGTCATCGCTTGATTCTAATCCACGCACACCAGGTAAGGCTGCGTCAATCTTGTCAATAGCACTGTCGATCTCTGTTATAGCGTACTGTGCAGTAGCAACATCAGGCACAGTTTCCTCAGAGTCAGCAGTGGTTGATGGCAAATCAAACAGTTCTTCTAATTTTCTAGTCATACCGTATTTACCGTATTAACAGTGTTGCGTGGCTTATTTTCCACCTTGGTGGAACATGTCTTCTTCTGTGATAACTCTAAACTTCAATCCGTTGCGCTTGCACCATTTGGTGGCTTGGTCCCATTTGGCATAGTTGATTGCCACAACCATACGATCTCGGTTGCTCATCTTACTTTCAATGACACTTTGCTTTTTGGGTTTTATTTCAATCAGTTCGGCAATCAGTGTGTTCTGGCGTGTTTTATAAGTTATCAAAAAGTCTGGAACATAGATGCTTTGTTTTCCTGTGACGGGATTGCGATAAGGTATTTGTATTGATTCACTGGCCCATTGCATCACATTATCGTTGTTGTCAAGGAATCGCATAAATGCCAACTCCCATCCTGATCTGTAACGCGGAACACCGTTGCCCACATACTTGGCAGTGTTTTTAACTGTGTACGGGCCTTGTGCAAACTTGCTCATGCTCTAACATTTCGCGCCGCATAGTAGTTGGGTTGCACAGGTTGTGACACACCCAGCAATGTACTATTGCTACGCAAGTTGTTGAGATAGTAAGCAATAGTTATATCTAATTCAGCAGGACCAGTTGACGTTTGTATTTGTTGTAACAAAGTCATAGCAGATATGCCTTGTTGATTTGCAACTCTAAATATGGCTGTTGTGAAATTTTTGGCTGCTGATTTTGTGGTGTAGATTGATTCAAAATATGAAAGCACTGCATCCCACTCATTCACAGGCACAACAGATTCAAACCCGTAAAAGTCGTCAAACACACGAACTGTAAGGTCTACGTTATAATTGGGATCGTTGATTGTGCTCATTTTGGTGCCTTGGGAAAGAATTGACTATTTGCAGAATTGGTAGCGTTTCTTAGTGCGCCGGGTAACCCGTTGCGTAGTATGTCTTGTTGTGCTGTTTTGGAATCATTTCTGATAAGATCACCAATAGAATTATTTTTCAGTACACCCTGAACATTAAGAGCTTTTTGTACGCCACCCAACACATTGGCAAGGCTTCCTTGGCCGGATGCCAATGCTTGCACATCTTCAAGAATGCCAACACCTGCATCCAACAAGCCGCCTTGACCCAGCACAGTGGCTTGGCTACCTTCACGTGCCAATGAACTTCTAATTTGATCGTAATGGTCAGGATCGCCGAATCCGACAACATTGGTGTCAGGACGGCTTGCGCCAATTGCACCAGAATAATATTTTACAGTTTCGTAACGTATTGTAACAGTATGTGTCATTGTGCCGGTGCCTTGTGCATAATCATATGTGTCATGGCGCCAGTCTGTGATCATTGGATTGATCAACACATAAGCAGAAAACTTGTGTTGGTTCAATCCGTAAATTTTAATGTCTTTGAAGAAAGCTGGCTTACCTGTGCCGGTGAATGTGCCGTCGCTGTACGACTCTCCTGCGAAACCCCAATCGTTTACAACACGAGTAGTGCTGTAAGTGTCGCTGGTATTGTAACTGAATCCAGTTTGAGTTGTTTGTAGGTTTCCGCTGGTGCCGTTGGTGTTGGGCACGTCTTCGTATTGGTTAACAGGATCTTTGTAATAGTAATTGAAGTAATTGTACCACAAGTTGCGAATTAAATCGCCGCCGTCATCGTTAAACGTTATTTGCACAGGCTGATAGTTGATTTTGGTCTGTACTAGACGTTTACGATTATATTGGTTTAAAGTTTCAACTTCAAGTTGATAACTGGGAAGATCAATTGTTTTAACTGACAAGCCCATACTGGCAACATCTCCGTTGCCCATCATTTGTTTTACACCTGGTATGTCTTGATTTAAATTAAAGTAAGTGTGAAAAAGGAACTTGAGTTTAGGAGCAAGTTCGTAGCCGTTCGTGCGAAAGGTTTTACTGGCGTGGGTATAATCTCTTAACCCGTTGTCACCAATAAAACCTTTAAGAAAGTCTTGTCCAAAACTCATTAGAGTCCTGTAGTTACGCCAGTAGCAACGTCTCCTGCTCTACCAACCAATGTACCTGCTGTACCAACGCCGCCGCCGGTGATTTGGTTGGCATTGTCAAAAGTAATGGTCATTGCAACAGTCATTGCTTCGCTTGACCCATAATTGGCATCACCATAATCCACTGATTTCAAATAGCAACCATACAATTCCCATGATTCAAGAACAATTGGTTCCACAGCACCGTTGCCACCGTCCAGCACTTCAAACTTGGTAATAAACTTGTAGTCAATACCGGCACTGGCACTGGCCATTTCCATAAAGTCCAATTGCTTTTGCAGTTGTTCACCAACTAGTTTTTGTACATTTGCACCAGCATCGTCGCGCAGGTTGCAAGTGACGTCGGCCCAGGTATGCTTGCCGGCCATTTTGATTGTTGAGTTGTAAATTGGAATATCAATTTGTGCAAAGTCAACTGAAGGACGTTTAAAGTCAATCACTTGCTTGGTTAATTCTGTTACAGGTGCAGCATTGTTAGCGGCTCCAAAATTTTCAAATATCACTCTGAATCGATATTTGAGTTTGGGCATTAATACGCCCTGTGTTGAAGCACTTTGGTCACTGGCCAAAGGAACTGTCATTCTACTTAGTGATGATACGGCCATTTGTTGTTCTCCTATATACTGTTATTTATGGTAATCGAGTCTGGTGAAAAAGGAGTGTTGCCACTCCCTTTTCCTTACCCAGCAGCAATCTCTCCTGTGTTCTTGATGCGAACTGGAATGTAGACAAATTCAACTGCCTTAACTGGCTCAATGGCAATATCGACATACAATTCATTGCGATCAATACGAGCTGGTGTGTTGTTTGTCAAGTCACACACAACCAAGTAATCGTACAGCGCACGTTTGGCAACCAAGTCAATCATCAAACCGTCGATGGCATTCTTGATCTGATTGCGAGTGATCTGATCATTTGGTTCAAACAAGTATTGCTTACCAACTACATCTAGTCGTCCACGGATAAACGCAACCAATCGTGCCACGTTGATGCGATCCAATGCACTACTAGTGGTTGTACTTGTCTTGTTACCAAAGTTGGTGATACCAACTCCAGGAATGAATGTGATTGGGTTGATTGAATTTTCATACAACACATCACGCAGTCCTTGACGCACACCCAATGGTTCAAATTCACCAGTGGTTGCATTGATATATCCAATTTGCAACGCATTGTCAACAACACCGCGACGGGTTCCTGCTGGCGCAAACCACGGGAACGATACTTCGTCACTGCGGATGATTGTTCTAATCATCATATGACTTGGTGCTGTTACTACAGAACTACCACTTAGATCAGTTGTTTGGCAACTTGGGTAGAATGTGCCCATGTAAGTGTCGGCAGCAATTAAGCCGTCGCTGGTGTCTAAACCTAGTCCATTGTTGTTGCTGGCCCATGTCAACACGTCCTGTGGGTTCAATCGCAGCGGAGTATCACCAATAACAAATGCTGTGTTGTTGCGTTCGTTGTTGAGTGCAATCATGTTGGGTGTCAATTCAGGATATGCAGGTGTTGCTATCAAGTTGAACTGTCGCTGTTCTTCGCGGATATCAGTGTTGGTATCAATGCCAGCCTTCATAGCCGCAACAATCAACGCACGTTGTGCCTGGCGACCCATGTAGGCAGCACCATTGGTTTTTAGACCACTAGCAGTTACCCATGCATTGGTTTCTGTTGGCAACGTATCGTCTGGGAATGTGTCAGCGTTAAAGTAATTTACTTGGTAACTCTTGACGTTGAATCCTGAACGACGTGTGTTGAACAACAACATACCTTGTGGATATAATGTAGGTACAGGTGCATCCAAGTCTAAATAATCGCTTGTTAACAAACTAGTAATTGTTGGGAAATCGCCTGTAATTGGATCGGTAGTGCCGTTTGATGCCCAACGAGCATCAGCAAATAATACACCACTTTGTGTGGTTTGATCAGCATTGTCAACCACTACCCATTGATCAACTCCGCTTACACTTTCCCAACGACTTAGCACTGGATAGTTTTCTAAATCGCTTGTGTCAATCCACAAATCGCCATACACCAATGGAGACTCAGATTCGTCAGTTTGTGTAGTTGGTGCACTAGCACTGATAATAGGACCGGTAGCGTTGGTATTGCTCAAATCGTAACCACGAACATCGTTTGTCACGTTCTGATAACCTTGCCATGTACCGTTGTCCTGAATCATGATGTCAACTTGATCAGCAGCACTGTAGTACCATAATGTACCGTCTAATGGATCTTGATCTGGAGCATCATTGCTTGCAGTATATGTAAATGTTGGAGTAGTGACCCAGTTACTCAATACTAACCCGGTTGCAACACCAGCAGCATACAATGTCGATACGCCACGCACGCTTGTATTGAACCCAGCAGCAGTAACAGGTGTTCCGAGAACGTTAGTTAATTGAATGTCGCCGCCAACTGAATGTGTAAACACAATTGCGCCTGCACTGTTGGTTGTAGCACTAACGTAAGGAATGTTGGCAGCACTAACTGCGGCAATAAAGTCAGCTGTTGTGGTTCCAAGCAATTCAGCAGTAGCAGTTGTTAATGCTGCTGTACCAGGTTGTGTAGCACTTATTGTGAATGTATTACCAGATACAAACGGTCCGGGGGTGTCGTCGTCGCCAGTAATTTCTGTTGCACCGGTTGCAAATCGTTCAAAAATAGTAATGCCGCTTGTGGTATTATTTAAAGTGTCAACAAGACCGTATGTAGCTCCAGAAGCAATGCTGGTTCCGCCACCACTTGGATCAAGGGCATAAATTGCGGCTGCGGTTGATGTATACAATGGGCTAGCCTGTTGTACAAACAATCCCAATGTGGCATTGTATTTTTTAACTGACAATGCAGCACCAGAATTAACTGCTGAAATCTTTTGCCATACACTTCCGGTTGGATGCGGTTGAGTTTGTGTAGAACCCCAACGTGGAGCACTATAACTTGGTGCTGGCAAATAAGCAGGAGCATAGTACTCGTCGGCAGTGATACCCAATGTTGTCAACGGTGTGCCTGTTCCGGCAGCTACAGAAACAATGCCGCCATTGCCTGTGCTGCCATCATTGGTAGCAGTACTATCAGCATACATGTATAGTTTGCCGCCGATTGTGGCAGCATATACACCAGTAATTGCTGCTGTGTTGATTGCATCAGCAACACCGTCAACTGTGTTGTTGGGGCTGACAGGAACTGTAATTAATGTATCGTTTACAGTGAATGTATTTCCTGCTGTTAACGATACCGGAGCCAATGTGCCTGCAACTGTGGGCCACGCAGTTTTCCAGTCGTCACTACCAACCAATACCCATGTATTGTACAGGTCTGACAATGCTGTTTCGCTTGTTTGTGCAGAAGTTGGTCCACCGCGCTTGTAATAGCCTGGGTTAAATGTACTGGTTGCTGTGATGGCATAGTCGCCAATACTGCCAACTGTTTGTAAAGGAACGCTAGTGCCAACTTCTAATTGTGTTGTGCTTGTGATCACAATTGGTGCTTTGACTGTAAAAGCACCAGTAGTCTGGTTCCACTCAAAAATACCCCATTGCGAGTTGGTGGTGTCTAACCAGTATGTGTTGTTGTTTGGCGAGCCTGTTGGGCGTGTTAACGTAGCTGTCAGCTGTGTTAAGTCAATGTCAACACGCTGTACATACACACGGTTACTTGCACCCAATGCAGAGTAAGCAGCTAGTAAACCGTATTCATTTAATTCGTAACCGTTGATTGGGGTACCAGCAGTTGTTTTATAGAAGAACGGATTACCGTATGTGGCAGCTAAGTCACGTTGACTTGTAATCAAATATACTTTGTTAGCATTTGCAGCCAATGTTCCCGGTGCTACGCCTGTGCCTGCTGCACTGGCTTTGTTTTGGGCTGTTGACAACAAAATATATGGTACTGAATTGGTAGCAGCAGGAATGTATTGACTCTCGTCGACAATCGTTACTTCTACGCCTGGTGATGTTAATGCCATGGTCTGGTCCTTTTCCTAGTTGCTAATATTTAGCACCTAATCAGAAAAACCGTTGTTATGCTTCCCTTTGGCAAAGGTTTTTGTACTAAATATACCATGGAAAGACCAATTTGTACTGCTTGCAATCAACGACCGTGTGCTGTCAACTATTACCGAGACGACATAGCACACTACAGAACACGATGTGATCCTTGTGTCAAGAAAAAACGTCGTATAAAGCCAGCAGTGGCTCGATGGCAAGCAGCCGGCTATAAGAAAAAAGCCACATGTGACAGATGTGGCTTTAAATCAAAGTATGCGGCTCAGTTACTGGTGTACCATCTAAACGGCAACTTACACAATTCAAACATAAACAATTTAAGCACTGTATGTTTAAATTGCACTGTTGAAATCAAAAAGTCTGATTTACCATGGCAGCCCGGGGACTTGTTACCAGACTTGTGACTTGGTTATACAAATCGTCAAGTGTGCCATTGTTGTCCAACACTGCATCAAACTCGGTGTTTATCCAGGAGTATTCACTGGCATGGATATTGGATGAATCTAAATGCCGTTTGCCCAATGCAAATCTTGGATTACGATTACCTGCCATGTAATTTTTAGCATGTTCTAACCAGCTGGGTTCTGGGCCACGCACTACACGCACTACAATTCCGCCTTGTGACTTAATTGCTTTAATCTCATTTGGGAAACGACAGTCACTGACAACAACTTTATCTTGGCTATTACGTAGTTTATTTTCTAACGATGCAATCCATATATCGTCATGGAATCCTCGTCGGCAAACTTCTGTGCCCCATAGTTGTAGCATTAGTCTAGGAGTTAAATTGGGCATGTTTAAACGTTCAGCCCACCAAGGATCTACTTGTTCGCGCCATTCTCTTGCTTTGGCTGTACGGCCTTCTAGCATATCCCTGGGCCACCCAAATACTTGTGCTACTGCATCTTTGAGATTGCCGGCAAACGATTCATGTGTAAAATTATAATTGTTGGTTAAAAAATCAGCAACAGTATCTTTGCCGCTGCCAATAAAACCGCATACGCCGACGATCATGAAAGTTCCTTTACGTTTAAATGTCTTAATGTCAACTGTAACATGTCAATTTGTCTGCGGCAATCTTCTAATGCATGATGACTTGTGGGAGGCTTTGGCAACTCTGGCCATAAACCAAACACAGTTCTACTGTCACGAACCACATAGAACATCCACGGCAACGGCTTGCTGTAGCTTTTGTATGCGTGTTCCAGTATGTTCATATCGTATGTGGGACCTTGTGCCCAGATACGTTTGCTTTGCCATATTATTTTGCCAAGTTCATCCAGTGCTTGATCCAGTGGAATACGATCTGCTTCATTGAATGCTTCGTCACGTGCGGCAGCAGGCTGGGTTGCCCACCAGTCTATTGTGTCTTGCTGTATGCTACGAGCTTCTTGACTTTCAAGATCAATTCGAGCATAATAAAAGCGTTCGTTGTAGCCGTTGCCCAGAGGATCAAAACTCTGTGCGGCTATGGTTAGTATTGTGGTGTCGGGACCTGTGCCAAGTCCTTCAAGATCGATCATTAAGTCTGCCATACGTATAGTATAACAGCTTTATAACAGTTTGTCTAGCGTTTTTTATTCAAACTTATTAATTGTTCTTTTTATTCCAACGTAACTGCATCGAACAGTTTGGCTGTTGGATTTAATTTATTATTCATGAATTCATTGACAATAATTGCGCAAACACTGTGTCCTCTTTTAGTTCAATTGTTACAGTGCCGTTGAATCCAAAATACGAAGTTATAACATTTTGATCAGTATCGGTACTTAATGTAATACGCTGGTGCAAAAATAACTGGTTCAATGGAAAATTGTCAATGGTTATCGAATCTATCTTTGCAAATATATCTTGTAATATAGTTCCGTCGGCTGCAACTATAGTATCTGTGTTATAATTTTTCCCAGAAACATCCAATATTATTGTTGTTGGTAACAAAATCTCAAATTCTATAACCCCAGATTTGTCAACAGTATAGCACTTATTATTGCACATTGCAGTTATATTCATTGAACGTTGTTCAATACTTCCAAATTCAAATTTAAATTTAATATTGCACTTATTAAAATTAGTCATTTATTAAAGTTTCTAATATAAAGTGATTGTCAAGGTTTTCAGTTACTGCATAACCAAGTTGCTTACTAAGGGTTTGTATTTCTTTGGCCCATCTGGCTCTAAGAGCGGGGTTACTTCCAGTGCTTTCATTGACCCATAATGACGGCTGATTGCCTATCATTTTTATACCCAACTCTTCTTTGTGTTCTGATAAGTAGGTGTTAGGAAAAATTCCAAGTGTGGCGCCCCATTGTAACAGTAAAATATCTTTGTATTGTACATGATCACGGAGCCATTGTTTTATTGCGTCAATATCAGCTTCAACTTCGTTTACGTATCCTACAATGTTTAATATAGCCAAGAGAATATTGTATTTTTTTGCTTGTTCGAAGTGAAAATCTATTGATTCGTTTGTGAATTTTTTGCCAATGTCAAATCGTATATGCTCATTGATATTTTCAATTCCGACCATTAACGTAGTGGCGCCGCTTGCATGGATTAATTCCCAGTCACTCTCGGACGATGCAGTTATATCTCTGAATATATAATACCCACTCCACGTAAATTGATTGCCTGGGTTATTAATGTTGTGTTCTGCTAATAATTCTATTAATCTACGGAATTCTTTTTGGTTACCGTTTGTTAGCGAATCTTGGAATTTAAAAGTGTTAATATTGTATAACTCGCTTTGATGTAACATTTCATTAAAAATGTCGGCGGCTGTCCTCCATTGGAATTTTTTCCAATTAGCAATATAATCACAAAATTTACATTGTCTTACACAACCGCGGCTTCCAATAATAGGTAACGCTTTTTTATCATAAATTTCAAAATCATAATCTGAATAATTCGGCATTGGCAATGCACGTAGTTCATCTTGATCTAATTCTTTCCATTTCAACGAATTAATTCCGTGGAACGTAACATTGCCCGTTAATAACTCATATAGACTGTGTTCGGCATCACCTCTTATATGGTAATCAAACAATTTTTGATTTAACATATTATTAATATATTCAGAAGGTCCTGTAAACGTTGCTAAACATCCAGGGCCACCTACTAGTATTTTGATATCTGGGTTGAGTTTTTTTATGTAATATGCAATCCATTTTGCAGAATGTTGACATACATAACTAAACAAACTCAATCCTACATATTTTGGTTGCCAACTCACAATGCCTTGAGCAATCGATAACAACATCTGATGGAGAATTGGACCAGTTTTTGTACTAATATACTCGTCAAAAAAGAATCTAATCAGATCTTGTTGATCAGCATGTTGTCGTGTCCAATGATATATTTCAACGTTTAAGTCTATTGCCAAACACGAGTGGCCGGTTTTTTCTACAACGGGTCGTAATACAGCAGGTGCCATTAGTGGCATTGATGAGTCGGTCCAAGGTACAGTAACAATTACAACATCTCGGATTTCATTGTTTGGGTTATTTAGGCATTTCCACATATATTGAAATTATACACTATACAATGTATAATGTCTAGCGTTTTTTATTCAAACGTCCTACCAGCCGGCTTGTTGGATTGACTTTTTTTGTTTTTTTAGCTCTACGTGCTTGCATGATTTTTGTTTTGGCCCGTGTTTTTTTCATGCGTTCTTTTGCGGCTATGTCCGGAGCATCGCCACATTTGGCTGCTGTAGGCACTACACGGCCTTTGCGTGGGCCGCTGGTGCAACGCCATTTCATAACAGGTGCGCCGCTACCTTTTTTACGTGCCCAGACCAGCGTGTGTTCGGTTATAAACTCGCTTGCTCTCATTATCCAATTACCCAGTACAACGGTTCTGAACCATCAACATAGTTCTTGAGATCTTGCACCAAGATATCCATTTGTGTTTGTGCTTCGGATTTCATTGCAGAACCGTTTAGTGTGGAGCCACCTTGCGGACCAGCAATTGATGCAAACTTCTCGCGGGCTTCACCAATGATCATTTTACAGTTGGCAACCATGTAGTCACGCACCCATTGTGATATTTGGAAATCACGCAACAAGTTGAATTCAGGCTTTAGGTTATATGTCCATAACAGTACATTTTCACCGGACCCATTTGGATCACGAATCAACTGTAGTTTTTTGGTAACAGGATTCCATGTAAAGTTCATGTAGCCACCAAACATTCTTGCGGCCAATTCAACATATTGACTATAAAAGTCATATGTAGCAAGCCCGCCTGACACGTTGAAGTTCATCAAGTACACACTCATCTGTGCTTGAGCAAACGGATCAAAATTTGATGCAAACGGTCCTTGTGAATTGCCAAATGTTCTACGGAAGATCTGCTTGACTTGAATCACTTCTTGTGGCAAATCATAAATGGCGACACCATCCACAAGCTCTAGATAGCTGTAGCTTTCTTCGTACGCATTTTGGGCACGTTGGCGATAAACACCTAGTGTGCGTTGATAAGCCGCTTCATAATGTTCAGCATCAAGTTCAAGATCAATAATCTGCGAACCCAACTGTAGGCGAACATATTCAATAAGATCTTGCTTTAATGTGTTAAGACTTGTTTCAACTTCAATGGCCATGTAGGAACTCCGTTCCTACTTATTTACCAAGATTTCAGTATGATCAAGTTCTCTGTGCCTCTACCGTTGAACACAGTTTCTGTAGTTGTTAGGTCTTTATAAATCTTTCTGGCAGCTGGCTTGCCCGCGGCACTCATTGCTTTTATGACTTCAGCAGGTTTTCGCACAGTTCGTTGCTGGCTTTCCACTGTTGAGAATCCAATGATACTGTTGCTTTTTACAGTAAAAGACCCCACATGCGAGTCTGCTACAACGTGAATAAGTTTACGCTTTTTAGTGTCGTATAACCAGGCTTCGCTCTTGTCCACCAAACTAGAAGCAGGCAAACTTTTAAGTTTGAGATCCGCAAAATCTAGTTGGTACTTGAATTTGGCCGCACGTTTTTCAGGACTAACAACTTTTGCTTGGCGTGGCTTGCGTTCGACTTTCTTGATTTGAACATATGCACCACAGTCATTGATCACTGCTTCGCAAAATTTAATCACATTGCGCAATTGAATTTTGGTAAGGTGACTGTATGCTTCGCTGAGCTCTTTGTCTTTGCCAGCCACTGCTTGTTCAAATTCAGGAAGTTTTTCTTGCCAAATAGCGGCAATGTCTTTGACCATCTGTGGTGCCACATTCATGCCACGAATTGTAGCAATGGGTTTGTAACTTGCACTCATTTTGGCACCATCTGCGATAAACTCGTCAAACATGCCTTCTAGTTCGCCGGCACACTCGCTTAGTTTTTCTCGCAATCGATCTTGGATAGTGATCTTGACAATGGTGGCCGCATTGGGATCTGCTACAACTACTTCTTGTTGTTTTGAGCCAAGTGTTTCGTTGAGCATTGTGTCGAGTTGTGTTTGCTCGTGCTCAGTGAGTTGCAGTCCTACCATGCTCATGCGACACAACCAAGCAGTGGTCAACCGTAGAGTAGCGTCGCTTACACCACGAAGACGTTTGACATCTGCCTTACGACCATGATGTTCTAAATATGCAACAACCATATCGCGAGCATCTTTTTTATTGTAAAAGTAATTGTACCAAGCAAATGCCAATGACACTGCCCCAACTCGGCTTTCTGTGCTGGGCTGGATTGTCCATGTGGGTTCGTGACCCATAAATTTAGTGTCGGGGCTACGTGGGTTTAGTGCTTTGACACGGGTGGCTGTTGCATTCATAAGGTTCTCCAAACTGCTAATTATGCTGTTATTATAGCACAAGTTGTTTTTCTGGTCAAGCACCAAAAAGAATAGCTAAATAATACACTATGCCCCGTTTAAGTTTATATAGACCAAATAAAACCTCCGATTACAAGTTTTTGGATAGAACTATATCCGAAATGTATACTGTAGGCGGGCTTGACATATATATCCACAAATATATCGGACCATCTACGGGTGATCCAGGTGATGCAGATGCTACATTGCCTGTTTATGATACTCAAAATCCTTTGTTTATCGAAGATTTATTATTGTTAGAAAATAGAGATCGACAATACGATCCAGATGTATATGTTCAACGTGGTGTTTATCGTGTATCGGACATTGATTTCAATTTAACTCAATTTGGATTATTTTTAAACAACGACACATTGTTCATTACATTTCATTATAATGATATGATCGATACTGTTGGGCGCAAACTCATGAGCGGGGATGTAATCGAAGTTCCGAATTTAAAAGATTATCACCCATTAGATACCAGTATTGTTAAAGCATTGCCTAAATGGTATGTGATTCAAGACGCATCATTTGCCAGTGAGGGCTTTAGCCAAACTTGGTTGCCACACTTGTGGCGTGTCAAAGCCACACCAATGGTCAATGCCCAAGAATACAACGGCATTACCAAGCAACCGTTTGAGCCAAACAACATTTGGGATCCGGGTAATTTGTATCCTGCTGGTACTGTTGTCAACAATGGTGACAAATATTATACTGCCAGCAAAGAAGTTCCTCCAGGAACTCCTATCACCAACACTGACTACTGGACAGAAAAAACTCCAGATACAATTGGTGGAAAAACTTCCACACGCACAAAAGATTTACAAATCAACGATGCAATATTAACACAAGCATCAGCGGAAGTTCCGTTGACAGGTTACGATACTGTCAAATTTTATATTCTTCCTAGCGCAGAAGATGGACAACCTGCTCAAGCAGGACTCACCGCTGATGATTCAAACCCAACAGTGGATGGCACACAAGGCGGTGAAGGCACTACACCACGTGCAGATGGTTACACAGTTGGTTACCTAACAGGCGACGGCGTTGCTCCCAATGGCTTGCCAATCACAGCCGGTGTTGGATTTCCGTCTAATCCAGCCGCTGGCGATTATGCATTGCGCTTGGATTACTTTCCAAATCGTTTGTTCCGATTCAATGGCGGATCATGGATCAAAATCGAAGACAGTGTGCGTACTGCACCTGTGTTTGAGCCAGCCGCTGGTTACGACGAAACCACATACAAGAATTCTTCACTAAGAGCAGGATTTGTTAACAATAGAGAAACTGTGCAAACCACCGATCGTGGTGCTATTCCAAGTCGTCAAAGTTTGAGTGACATACTCAAACCAGACGCAGACAACGGCGGGTAATAAACAAAATGGCAACCGAAGGGGCAAACACTAATCCGTACTTTTTTTACGACGAACAAATACGTCGTTTCCTTTTACAATTCACACGTATTTTTTCAAACTTTCAAGTTGAATACGGACGCAACGAAGAAGGAACTGCACACACACTAGTGCGGGTGCCAATTCGTTATGGTGATTCAAGTCGTCAAGTACAAAATATTATACAAAATAATTCAGCAAACTTTATGACATCTGTTCCGATGATGTCGTTTTACATTTCAGGATTTGATTACGATCGTCCACGGATGCAAGAACCATATTTTGTAAGCAAGACTTCGGTACGTCAACGCACATACGATGAGAACACTCAAACATACGAAACCACACAAGGCAATGCATTTACAATTGAACGATTGATGCCGGTGCCGTACAAGTTGACATTGAAACTGGATGTATGGACGTCTAACACAAACCAAAAGTTTCAATTGCTGGAACAAATAGCAGTGTTGTTTAACCCTGCATTAGAAATACAAAGCACAGACAATTACATTGACTGGACCAGTTTGAGTGTTGTTCAGTTGGAATCTTCGCAATGGACTTCTAGATCAGTGCCAGTTGGCACAGACGATGCAATTGACGTTGCAACACTGACATTCTCGTTGCCAATTTGGATCACAAGTCCGGCCAAGGTCAAGAAGCTGGGCGTAGTTGAGCGTATTATTGCCAACATACACGACGCCAACGGCGATGCGTCCAATGCTGTGCTAGACAATGATTTGTTGTTGGGCACACGAGTTGTGATTACTCCGTGGGATTACCAAACATTGTTGATTGGTAATAAATTGCAAGCACTGCGTCCTAGTGCAGTGGTTGATCAACCAAATTCCAGTTTAACACCTGCAGACTCTCCGCCCAGCAACTTGCTATGGACCGGATTGGTAGGTGCGTATGGTGTATTACGTCCTGGTATCAGTCAAGTGTTTTTAGAACAACAAGACGGTACCGAAGTTGCTGGTACTGTTGCATATGACCCAAGCGACGATCGCTTTATGTTGTTTACTATTGACGAAGATACAAAACCACAAAACACATTGTCACCAGTGAGGTCAGTCATTGATCCATTACGTAGCGGTCCTGGCAATGGGTTACCGGCTGCGGCTGTTGGGCAACGTTACTTGTTAACTGAGGCCACGGGCAGCAACACAGGTAATGCAGCCGATTGGGAAGGTACGTTGGGACAACCATTGATTGCCAAAGCCAATGATATTGTCGAATACATCGACGGCCAATGGCAAGTGGTATTTGACAATGCGTCGAGTCCGGACAATTTACAATATGTGACAAACATTACCACTGCAATACAATACAAGTGGACTGGTACTACTTGGGTTAAAAGTTATCAAGGATTATACCCAGGCGGTCAATGGAGAATTGTACTATAATGACACAATCAGCAGTTGGGGTTTGGTTTTTTAGCGTCAGCACACAGCGGTATCTTTATTTGTTGCGCAACGATACAAGACATCCAGATTCTTGGGGATTGCCCGGGGGCAAAGTCGAATCAGACGAAACACTGATGGCGGCAATGATTCGAGAGTGCGAAGAAGAATTGGGTTCAATGCCCGACTATTTAAAGTTGGTTCCAATAGAAAAATTTACAAGTGCAGATGGAGGATTTTCTTATCACACATTCTTTTGCAGCGTTGCCAACGAGTTTGCCCCAGTATTGAACGAAGAACATATTGGGTGGGCGTGGATTGCCAGCGGTACATGGCCTAGACCCATGCATCCTGGGTTATGGTCAACTGTGAATTTCGATGCTGTGCGTGGTAAAATGTTTACTATTGAAAACAGTATTACCTAACGTCGCAATACGTAACAAAAGTTCGATGGTCAATACAATTGACATTGGCGTTTTTACGCCACTCTATTGGCATAATGGTTTCTTCACCAACCAACGTAAATTTAACTGACGGAAACACGCTGATAACTGTGTTTACATGTGACATCCATTCACTGGTTAATCCTAGTGTTTCGTTGTTGTATCCTATCATAAAGATTTCTTTATGACCATCAAATGCTGCCAACCATAATATGAGTGCTTCTAAAGACATAACAGTGTTGTATGGTATCAAGTAAAACTCGCCTGGATTCATCAAACAGTTTCTTGTTGTGCTGTAAACAATATTGTCAGTTGAATACGTTCGTTCTAATATATCACTGAGTATTTCTTTGTTGGTTTCGACAGCAAAATCCAACCGCATCTCTTTGGTAATAGACCCTAATCCGTATGTTTGTAGTTTTTTTGAGCCAAGTAGCCCGCCTTTATGACGGTGTAGGCGTGTGTAGTCAAATCGTTCTTTGTCAACATCGCTGGCAATACAAGCAGCTCGGCCGCTGATGTGTTGGTTTTCAATTGGGTTTTCAACCCATTCTCTGTTTTGTGATTTTTTGCCGCCAGACCATCTACTTTCGGTGATTACAAATTCACCTTCGTAATCACTTCGATATTGTTCTCTGATCATAGTCGGCCGACTGAAATCTCGATTGTGCCTTTGCTTGCGTCAGTTTTATCTTCTACTGCTTTACCAACAACACTGCCTGATGGGGGGTTGCTTTCATCTCGCCATGCTTCTGCATAACCGGGAGTGTCACTAGCAACCATTAAATCGCCTTTGCGGATTTCGCCAATTACTTTTGCAGGAACACGGCCTAACAATGCCATTGCAGGAAAAGTCGGATCATTGCGTTCGTCTTTAGGACTATTCATAACACAGTAAGGATCTGTGCTAACAATTCCGGCAATGCGTTTACTATGTTTTTCACTACTAATGGTAATTTCAGCATCGCCACCAAACACCAACAATGTACCCGGATCATATTCTGCATCTGCACGGTAACGTTCTGCAACGTCAGCATATTGTGCTTGTTTGGCGTTTGTTTCAAAACCGCCTGCGGTCGAACCATCATGTACGCGAATACTATCTACATCTGTATCAATACTTAATTCACCGGCACTTCCTGTAAATGAATTGTTCTGTGCAGTAGTTCCGCGTCTAAATTGTAATACCGTTGGCATCTTGTTCTCCTAGTGTTATGCTTATTTATCAGGCAAGGATGCCCAAATCTGTTGGCGTCGGGATATCGCCGGCTGGATCCATCATGCTATACACTTCACCAAGGCTAACACCAAATGCGTCTGTGCCGCCTGATTCAAATGGTGTTTCTTGTGTGGTTTGTGCATAGTTATAACTTAAATCAAAATTGCCTCCTGAACTTGGTAGTGGAGTAACTGTGCTGTTTGGAAACGATGACGCTCCGCTGCTGCCGCCACCACTTTGTTCTATCCAGCTAAGTGTGCCGGCTCCATTGGTAGACAAAACATAATCAGAAGTTCCTGCATCACCAGGTAATACAAATGTTACATTACTGGCAACAGTTGCTGGTGGCACAATTGCAACATAATGTGAACTGTCGCTATCGTGTAAATATAGGCCTTGGCGGGCATTGATATTGATATTTCCAGTGGTTGTAATATTACCTGATGCAGTAACACTGGTCAATGTACCAACACTAGTAATATTTGTTTGTGTGGCTGTTTCTAGTGTACCTACTAGGTTAGTAAAGTTGGCTCTGGTACCATCAACGTTTCCAGCACTTACATTAGCTGTTACGCTTAAACTGTTGCCAATTACAACGTCATCGTTCAATGAAAGAGCAACATTGCTTTCTGTCCCAGACACTTGGTTGACTAAAACAGTTATGTTTGTGTCGCCTTCAAATTCAACTGTGTCTCCAGCTATGAT